CCCTAAAATTCCCCCGGCGGAACTTTTTGTCACACAATTACCAATTGGATCTTTTTCGGGAGGATCAAAACTAGGTGTAAAGGAGATGAAAGTGCGTTGGAAGCTCTACAATGGTATGACTATATCCGATGCTTAACTGTAATTCTAACTTCATTCTCCTTGTATCGATTTTTGAGGCGGGCCTCAAAAGAATTCGAAACATATTCAGAACGCTTAAAAGATTTGTGGTTGGTTTTGTGCGCATTACTATTTCTTTTGGCAGAAGGAACTATTGAGGACATTATTTATGACACTGAAGGCGGGCCACGAGTGGCGTTAGCTCTTGTCGTTGCAATCATATCTGTTAGAGCTACTAGAACTTCAGGTGAACCACTAAAGTATGAGAAGTAGTTTCTTATATTTCAATCACAAACCAAGGAGAACATCATGAATCTTACTCAGCAAGCAATCTTTGTCAATCAAGACGAAATCCTTTCTTCGCAGGGTGTGACTCGACTTGCAGTCTTCAATGAAAACGGAACTCCGAGGGAACTCGGAACAGCTGGCCAAGCTGAAGCACAGGCCGACAGTGTAGCAGTCACAGTCGAAGCTCTTGTTATCGACTTCAACGCACTTCTTGCTGCACTTCGAGATTCGGGCGCTTTGGCTTCCTGACAAAAGCCTACTCAATCTATCTAGAAAGGAGTTGAGACCATGGCTTCCACTAGAAAAGATACCCCCGAACCAAAGAAAACTAGGCGACCACCGGCAACAACTCCTGAGGCTAGAGAAAACCAAATGGTCTTGCTTGCCTATGATCTTGCGGAGGAGCAGATGCGTAATGGGTCTGCTTCTTCCCAAGTCATGACTCAGTTCTTAAAAGCAGGAAGCAATAGAGAGTATCTTGAGCGACACAAACTTAAGATAGAAACAGAATTGTTGGTGTCAAAGAAAGAAGCCATGGAGTCCGCAGTCAAGATTGAAGAACTTTATGGTCAAGCTCTGGATGCGATGCGCTCTTACAAAGGCCAAGATCCTATCGAAGACGAGTTCGATGATTAGAACATATTCAGAACTCAGTCGTTTAGACGATTTCGAAGATCGATATGAATACTTATCTCTTCGAGGTGTTGTTGGGGAATCCATATTTGGTTTTGATCGATACATAAATCAAGCTTTTTATAGATCTTCTCAATGGAAGCATATTCGAAATCACGTGATCACTAGAGACAATGGTTGTGATTTAGGAATCGATGGTTATGATATTCATGCAAGACTTGTGATTCATCATATGAACCCTATGACCTCAAACGATATCATCCAAGACGACGAAGACATTCTCGACCCAGAGTTCCTGATAACCACAACGCATCAAACACATAATGCCATTCACTATGGTGACCGATCTTTACTTCCTCGACTACATGTAGATCGACGGTATGGTGACACAAAACTTTGGTAAGCGAAAGGATATTTCATGGGTTACACAAAAGATAGAACACTAGAAGAGTACCTCTTCGAAGAACTAGAATTCAAAATTCATATTTTGGATAAACACTTTAGCCCTCTTGCCGATCGGGACCTAAAGTTTGTAGTCATTCATCATATGACAATTATTGGAATTGGCGATGGTTCAGCTAATGACGCCTGCTATAGGGTTTGGCTCAAAAGAAAAGCAAGTGCGCATTATTGTGTGGACGGCGAATACATCTTGCAAACAGTGTGGGACAAAGACTTTGCATGGGCAACTGGATCTAACTATGGCAACCTATATGGAATTAGTATTGAGAATGCGAACAAGACCGCTTCTCCATTGTGGGAGATTGACATAGACACCTGGATGACAAGTGCAAAACTTTCTGCATACATACACAAAGCAAAGAATCTTGGTCGACCGACATCCGTAGGATTTGGGTTGAGTGGAACTTTGCGAACACACCAATCCTTCTATGCAACTGCTTGTCCAGGACCATTCTTCAAATCTATTTGGACCATGTTTGTCATCGAGACCCAGAGAATCTATGATGAAATTACAGGTGTGGTTCCTCCTGTGATTGAGCCACCAGTTGAAACTGCAAACACGCATGTGGTTGAGGGTGGTGACACTCTTTGGGCGATTTCAAACAAATACAACGTTAGTGTCGAAGAACTTGCTGTGTGGAACAAGCTACAAAAACCATACATTCTTTCAATCGGAACTAGTTTGTCGGTTTCAACTCCAAAAACACACGTTGTTGTCGGAGGAGACACACTTTGGGCAATTTCTAAAAAGTATGAGGTAACAGTCGACGATCTAGCAAAGTGGAACAGTTTACCCTCTCCATACATTCTTCCCATCGGGCTTGTTCTTTCACTAGAAACAATAAAGACAAGTCCAGATCCGGTTGATCCAAATCCCCCAGATTTATCGCCAAAATGGGACCATTCTGAAAACTGGATCATTGGGCGCTCTGGCCCAGATGTCACATACCTTGGCGAACGTGTTGTACTTTGGTCTGAGTATGAGGGTCTTGAGAACCCATACTTCGTTGGTCCTGGCGAGAACTTTGGTCTAGCTGATGTTAGGGGAACTCAGAAGCTTCAGATCAAATGGGGCTATGGGAAGAAACCCGAAGATCTTGAACGAGGAGGAAATTCAGATGGTTATGCTGGCCCATCCACCTTTGATAAGCTCAAATCAGACCCACCTAAGAAGGAACTCGTGACCAAAGTATCTGGATTACATTGGAACATTGCAGGCTCAGACACAAAGAACGGATACAAGGCAGAAAACGGCACAAGAGGTCCTGCGGTTGGCCGATACGCAAAAGAGATCGGGTTTGAGGTCTTTGTCACCTGCGAGGCAAGTCAATCCAACCTTCGAGCAGGAATGAACACTGTTCTAAAAAAGTATAATCCCTGGATGAAACGTGCTAAAGGAATTTGGTATGACAAAAGTAAAGTCACAAGTACCTCAGCTAGAAAAGCGTACTCCGACAACACCTTTGCGTATCTAAGTACACTAAAATGGGGCGCGGGCTTCTTTGGTGTCAAGGACGGAAAGAAATTCTCTATTCTTGAATTGCACACAGATTATAGAAAACCGGCAAAACAGTCTAGACAAGTTCAATCCATCTTTAGAAAGTTCATCAAAGACAGTGACAAAATGGGAGTTCCAAGAGAGAACGTCGTCGTCGCAGGAGACTTCAATTGGGATGGATCTTCTGGAGACAACCCATTTAAGGCACTCGCAGATTGGAGTTTCGTTGAAAAGGGAGATACCAGACAGGCTACCTTCCTAACCGGAAAACATTTAGATGGTATTCTTGGAGACAGAGATTCGGACATAACAGTAACTAGGCCGAATCGAGCAAACTCAAAAGGCGTTCGTCTTTCTGACCACTACCCTCTTAAATTCATCATTACCCTTAAATGAAGACAGGAGTATCTTATGCCAGGCGTAAGCGATAGCATACTATCAAGCACGAAGAAGGCGTTGGGTTTGGATGACACATACGAAGCCTTCGACCTTGATGTAATCATGCATACGAACTCCATACTCGCAAGACTAATCCAACTTGGGGTTGGTCCAGAAGCCGGGTTTATGATTGAGGGCAAGACTGAAGAGTGGGCAGAGTTCTTAGGAGAGGACACGAATCTGAACCCCGCAAAAACTTATGTCTTTTTGCGAGTTAGACTTCTATTTGATCCTCCGACAACTTCGTTCTTAATTGATGCTTATCAGAAGCAGATTGTAGAACTTGAATGGTTGCTAAACGTCTATCGAGAAAATCAACTAACTACAACATAGGAAGGAGTAGATATGAGTTACGAAAAGGTAGACAAGTTTCTAGCCCACTATGGCGTCCTAGGTATGAAGTGGGGAGTTCGGAAAGATGCAGGTGCCCATCTTCCATTTGCCACAGAAAGAAAGATCGATCGTCTGGACACCAAGTATGATCGTGCAGCTGGAAAATTTTCCACATATAGCAAGATCATTAGTGGTGGAGTTAAAAACTCTAAGTCTGATGTTCGCAAGTTAAAAAAAACCCCTAAATACAAAGGTAAAAACATAAAGAAAGACGTCAAACTCAAAAAGCAATACGACGAAGACGTTGCTCAGATAATTTTAAAGCATGTTAAAGAGAGTTCTGAAGATTTTGGAACTAATGCTTCGGGCACACAGCATTATGAAGTGAAAACATTCAAGTCTGGTGGGGAGTGGCTATATAACGCTAGAAAAACAGAGATCGAACACGCTGACATCTCTGACGTTTATATTAGACCCACTAGAGACTCAGAAGACTTTATTGTAGATCTGATTGAAATCTCAGAATCTTTAGAAGTTACCTCTGATGCAAACTTAGCCCACTATGGCGTCCTAGGTATGAAGTGGGGTGTTCGAAAGCCGGAGGGAGCACCTCCTGGCCCAGCTTCTTCGGTAGTTAAAAAACAGTCCCGCAAGGGTATCAAGACTACCGGCGGAGAACGTAATCCAGCATCAGAAGATGCAGTCAAGTCCGCCCTGTCCAAACAGATCGCAAAAAAGAGCGGGACACACTCACTAAGTAATCAGGACTTACAACAGCTTGTGAATAGAATGAATCTCGAGCAGAATTATTCTCGTCTACAAGATGGCGATCCAAATCACAATCGAGCAGGTAAATTCATCAAAGCCCTCCTTGGCGGAAAGCCAGACAAGGGGTCCAAAATGCATAATATTGATTCGGCAGCTGCATCTAGTTTCAAAGAAGCTATGGCTGAAAAGAAGCGAGCTGCCTAAAAACTAGAGGGGAGGGTTGGCAATGGCATTATCAAACACAGCAGTGCCCATATATTATGGACAGTTTAGATCTGCCGTAATACGTGGCGATATTCCTGTAAACAGAGAAGTTGCTATGGAAATGAATCGCATCGACGATCTCATTGCCAACTCAAACATGTACTACGATGACCAAGCAGTAGAGGGTTTTGTTCTATACTGTGAAAAAGAATTAACCTTAACAGATGGTAGTGACCTGCATCTTCTAGATTCTTTCAAGCTGTGGTCAGAGCAGATATTTGGATGGTACTTTTTTGTTGATCGTAGTGTGTACGAACCGTTTGAAGATGGACACGGTGGTCATTACGTAACAAAAACGATCAAGAAACGCTTAACTACCAAACAATATTTGATTGTCGCTCGTGGCTCTGCAAAATCTATGTATGCTTCTTGCATTCAAAACTACTTTCTAAATGTGGACACTGCGACTACACACCAGATAACAACGGCTCCAACAATGAAACAAGCAGATGAGGTTATGTCTCCTGCTAGAACTGCTCTCACTAGAGCTCGTGGGCCATTATTTAAGTTTCTTACAGAAGGCTCTCTCCAAAATACTACGGGCTCAAAAGCTCTTCGCGTTAAACTAGCTGCAACAAAAAAGGGAATAGAGAACTTCCTTACTGGGTCACTTCTTGAAGTTCGACCAATGTCAATTGTTAAACTACAGGGACTCCGTCCTAAAATCTCGACAATCGACGAATGGTTATCTGGGGATGTCCGTGAGGACGTTGTGGCTGCTGTTGAACAAGGTGCCTCCAAATTAGATGACTATTTGATTGTGGCAATAAGTTCTGAGGGTACTGTTCGAAACGGCATTGGCGATACCATGAAGATGGAGCTTGCCGATATTCTAAAAAATGAATACCTTGCCCCTCACGTTTCTATCTGGCATTACAAACTCGACGATCTCGAGGAAGTCAACGATCCATCCACGTGGCTTAAAGCTAACCCAAACATTGGAAAAACGGTTTCTTACGACACCTATCATCTAGATGTTGAGCGTGCTGAAAAAGCACCTGCGTCACGAAACGATATTTTGGCAAAACGATTTGGTATCCCAATGGAGGGTTACACGTACTTCTTCACATACGAGGAGACTCTACCGCATAGAAATCGAGAGTTTTGGAAACTTCCCTGTTCCATGGGTGTCGATCTCTCACAAGGAGACGATTTCTGCGCTTTCACTTTCATGTTTCCTCTTCCAAATGTTAAGTATGGAGTCAAGACAAGAAGCTATATTTCATCTTTAACCCTATACAAATTGCCGGGTGCAATGCGGGCTAAGTATGACGAGTTTATAAAGGAGGGTAGCCTTCATGTTCTTGAATGCACAGTTCTTGACATGATGGATGTTTACGACGATCTTGATAAATTCATCGACGATTCTGAGTTTGATGTTCGTACCGTGGGCTTCGACCCATATAACGCAAAAGAATTCATGACTCGTTGGGAGCAAGAAAACGGACCATTTGGAATTGAGAAAGTTCTTCAGGGAGCCAAGACTGAGTCTGTACCGCTTGGGGAACTTAAGATTCTTAGTGAAGAGCGATATTTACTATTTGATCAGAAACTCATGACCTTCACTATGGGTAATGCGGTTACTTTAGAAGACACTAATGGAAACAGAAAACTTCTGAAGAAGCGACAAGACGAGAAGATCGATAACGTATCGGCCCTAATGGACGCATACGTTGCGTACAAAGCAAACAAGGAGGCGTTTGAATGATCATCGAAGGCAAGGAGATGACGTCAGAAGAATTTTCGGCACATTGCGACACCCTCGGCATCACACCAAGCGAGTATATTGAACACTACGGCGTCCTAGGTATGAAGTGGGGCGTTCGACGAGAGAATAGGCTTAAAAGAGCAAAAAGAGTTGCTTCTGGGGAAGCAGGAACTTTGGCAAAAACAAAATTTGCTCTAACCGACACCTCTACGAGCTCCATCATTAGAAACAAAGGCGTTAAGGGCGCAGCAGCAAGTCGCGCTAGAGAGCTAGAGGCCAGGAAGCAGAGAATCCAAGAAGGGGAGGCAAAAGTATCAGATCTGCTTGCGCTACATGGTGGAGACAAGTTCTGGGTTTCCGGAAAGCACTGACCATCAGTCGTGTGACATATTCTAAGAAAGGAGGCAACTCATGGCAGGAATTGCAACTAGGCTAAAACACGCATTCAATGCGTTCACAGATCAAGATCGACTAGAACGAACTAGCCCATTCAATGCTGGACCTAGTTATGGAGTTCGACCAGATCGAGTTCGTCTCCGTTTCTCAAATGAGCGAACGATTATTTCTTCGATCTATACCAGACTAAGTATCGATGTTGCAGCGGTCGATATACGTCACGTTCGTTTAGATAAAGAAGATCGATATTTAGAAGACGTCGAAAGTGGACTAAACAATTGTCTAAAAGTAGAAGCTAACCTAGATCAGGCGGCTAGAGCATTCAGACAAGATGTAGCAATGGCCTTATTTACTGAAGGCGCCATTGCAATAGTCCCAACAGATACTTCGGTGAATCCAGCAGTCTCATCTAGTTTTGATATTTTAACAATGCGTGTAGGAACAATTGTTGCTTGGTATCCACATCATGTTAGAGTTAGTGTCTATAATCAGGACACTGGTCGTAGGGAAGAGTTGACTAAGGCAAAAGACAAAGTCGCAGTCATTGAGAATCCTTTATATTCTGTCATGAATGAGCCCAACTCCACTCTTCAAAGACTTACTAGAAAACTACATCTTCTTGACGCTGTAGACGAGCAGTCGGGATCGGGAAAACTCGATCTAATAATCCAGCTACCGTATGTTGTTAAATCTGAGTCTCGACGCGCCCAGGCCGAAAAACGGCGTCAAGACATAGAGTTCCAACTCAAAGGAAGCAAGTATGGTATTGCCTACACCGATGGTACTGAGAAAATCACCCAACTTAATCGCCCAGTCGAGAACAATCTTTGGAAGCAAATTCAAGACCTAACCGCAATGTTGTATAGCGAACTTGGTCTTACTCCAGAGGTGATGAATGGCACGGCAAATGAAGCAACAATGCTGAACTACATTAACCGAACTACCGAACCAGTTCTTGGTGCAATTGCTGAAGGAATGGCAAGAACCTTCCTAACAAAAACAGCTCGCACCCAGAAGCAGACAATTGGGTACTTCCGAGATCCATTCAAGCTCGTCCCAATGAGCGATCTTGCTGAGATGGCAGACAAGTTCACGAGAAACGAAATCTTCTCATCGAATGAAATTCGTCAGTTTGTCGGATCAAAACCATCCAAAGACCCAAATGCGGATCGATTGATCAATAGCAACATGCCTGAAGGAAAAAGGGCTGGTCAACTTCCAGAAAACTCAAGTCCGACTTCTAAATCTAAGAACCAAGTCGCGGTCGACTTTGTAAATACTAGAACCAAAGAAAAAGACCAAGTGTCTGAAATCTCAAAATCAAAGAAGAGCGGCTAACCCGCCGTTAACACAAACATGTTAGGAGACATTCAAAATGGAAGCCGATTTTAGCGGTTACGCCACAAAGTCGGGTCTCAGGTGCACTGACGGTCGGATCATCATGCCCAATGCTTTCGAGCATCAGGACAAGGTTCAGATTCCGCTCGTTTGGCAGCATGGACACCAGGACTCAACAAACATCCTTGGTCACGCTGTGCTTGAGAACCGAAGCGATGGCGTTTATGCCTATGGATATTTCAACGAATCACCTTCTGGAAAGAACGCAAAAGTTCTAGTTGAGCACGGCGACATTGATTCGATGTCGATTTGGGCCAACAACTTGGTTGAAAAAGTTAAGCAAGTTTTCCATGGTTCAATTAAGGAAGTCAGTCTTGTCCTCTCGGGCGCAAATCCGGGAGCAAAGATCGACTTCATAAACCTTCAACACGATGACGGGTCTTCTAATCAACTAGATGACGAAGCCATTATCTTCACGGGTCTTACAATCGAACACTCTTCGGGTCCAGTCAACATCCCAGAAGTAGATCTAAAAACAGAACCGAAAGAGAATTCAGAAGGTGACCCAGAAGACAAGCCAGAAGGAGAAACTGTGGAGCATGCAGAAGCAGAAACAAGTGACAAAACCATAAAAGATGTTTATGACACGCTTAGTGATGAGCAGAAAGATGTCGTTTACTTCATGGTCGGAGAAGCTCTCGAGAGCGCCGGAACGGCAGGACACTCAGACACAACCACCGAGGGCACCCTCAACCACCAGGAAGGTTCAATTATGACCAACGCTTTCGAAGACAACACTGTTGTTGCAGAGCGCCCAACACTCTCACACGACGACATGGGCAAGATCATGACCGAGGCCAAGACCCTCGGCTCTCTGAAGGAAGCCTTCGTCCAGCACGCGGGCGAGTACGGTATCGACGATATTGATGTGTTGTTCCCAGACGCCAAGTCTGTCAGTAACACACCAGAGGTCATCGGCCGTCGCACCGAGTGGGTCGCCGACGTTCTTGCAAAGACCAAGCACTCGCCGTTCTCTCGCATCAAGTCAACCGCGGTCGACCTGACTGCCGATGAGGCTCGCGCCAAGGGCTACGTTAAGGGAGCGATGAAGAAGGACGAAATCATCAAGCTCTTGAAGCGTGTCACTACACCGACCACGATCTACAAGAAGCAGAAGTTGGACCGTGATGATATTGTTGACATCACCGAGATTGATGTCGTTGTTTGGCTGAAGGCAGAAATGCGCGTCATGTTGGACGAGGAACTCGCTCGGGCCATCCTTGTCGGAGACAGCCGTGAGCCCGATGATGAGGATAAGGTCGATGAGGATCACCTTCGTCCGATCGCCTACGATTCGGACATGTATTCGCACTCGGTGAATCTTGAGACCAACAACACCCCGTCTCAGACCATCGAGGCAGTTGTTCGTGCTCGTCGATACTACAAGGGTACCGGTGTCCCGACCATGTATACCACGGATGATGTCCTCACGGACATGATTCTGGATAAGGACACACTTGGTCGTCGATTCTACAACACCGAGGCAGAGCTTGCTGCTGCGCTTCGTGTCGACAAGATTGTTACCGTCGAGCCCATGGAAGATGCGGTAGACGTTGTGGCGATCGTCGTCAACCTGTCTGATTACACCATTGGTGCAGACAAGGGCGGCGAAGTCAACATGTTCGACGACTTCGATATCGACTACAACCAGCAGAAGTACCTGATCGAGACCCGCATTTCGGGCGCTTTGACAAAGCCTAAGTCGGCTCTCGTCTTCAAGCAGAACCCAGGTACTGTCGTCACGCCTGAGCAGCCTGCATATGATCCGTCGACAAAGGTAATCACGATCCCGGCCCAGACTGGCGTGGTTTACAAGATTGATGGTATCACTCAGCCCGCTGGCGATCTTGCTCCGATCACGGAAACCACCGACGTTGAGTCGGAGCCCACCTCGGGCTACTCGTTCCCGCACGGAACTGATGCCGACTGGGTCTTCGTTTACTGAGATAAATCACTAAGGAGTAAAGATGGCAAAGTTCTATGATGTTGTTGGATATAATCACGGAACTATAGAGACTCCTTCTGAATCCGGAGTGTGGGTGGAGAACATCGTTGAGAAATCATATTTTGGTGATGTTCTTCGCAACACCCGAAAAAGTTCTGAGGGTGAATATCTCAATAACGATATTTCCGTGAATAATTCGATAAGTGTCGTCGCGGACGCTTATGCCAACGAGCATTTCTTTGCCATTCGTTATGTTAAGTGGGCGGGGGTTTTGTGGACGGTTTCAGACGTCGAAGTACAAAGCCCCCGCCTCCTTCTCCGGCTTGGAGGTGTTTATAATGGAAAGACGGCTCCAGCTCCAGAAACTCCTTGAAGATCTTCTTGGGAGTCGAAAGGTATATTTTCAGCCACCATCAAACATTCTTTTAGAATACGCGTGTATCATCTTTTCTAGAGATAACATGGATGCAAAATTTGCGGACAATAATCCTTACAACCTTAGAACAAGATATACCGTCACGAGTATAGATAGTGATCCTGATAGCTTGACCCCCCGTAAAATTGCAAGGCTGCCTATGTGTAGTTTCAATCGTTTCTACACAGCAGACAACCTAAACCACGATGTCTTTACCCTTTTCTTTTAGGAGGAAACACCATGACAACACTTACCTGGGACCAGGTTGGCGAACGTCTCTACGAGACCGGCGTCGATCATGCCGTCCTTTATATTCCAGATTCTGGAGGAGCCTATGCCGATGGGTATGCTTGGAATGGCATCACCGCCATCACAGAGTCCCCATCTGGAGCCGAACCCACACCAGTATATGCCGATAACATCAAGTATCTCAACTTAGTTTCTGTCGAGGAATTTGGTGCAACTGTTGAGGCGTTTACATATCCTGATGAGTTTGGACAATGTGACGGAACATCCGAACCAGAAACTGGAGTCCTTATTGGTCAGCAGAACCGAAAGACCTTCGGCCTCTCTTATCGGACACTCATCGGAAACGATGTCGATCAGACCAGTTATGGCTACAAGTTACACCTGATCTATGGCGCCCTTGCAGCGCCTTCTGAGAAGGCAAGATCCACAGTCAACGAGACTCCTGAGGCCACACCATTCAGTTGGGCAATAACAACAACAGCAGTGGAGCTTGTTGGGTTTAAACCAACCGCAGAACTCACGATTGATTCGACGAAAGTGGATTCCAGTTCGCTTAATGATCTTGAAGATCTTCTTTATGGGACTGTCGGAACAAACGCAAGCCTCCCCCTCCCGTCCACAGTCGTGGCCTTGTTCTCAGGAACTGTAATAGAGGTGTTCCCGACTGCTCCGACATACGACGTGGCAACCGACACCATAACAATTCCGTCGATTGTCGGTGTAATATACAAGATCAGCGGAGAAGTTGTTACTGGCGCGGTTGTAATCACAGAAGACACCGTCGTCACAGCCGTTGCCGATTCGGGATACAAGTTCCCTGCGGTTTCGGATAGCGATTGGTACTTCGAATTCACGTAAACTAAAAAGTCATGGAGGCCAGAGAATGCTTAAAATTATAGTTCCAGGCGTGGAGAACTTCGACAACATCAAAGAAGAATTCGTCACCACGGGCGATGTTGTGTTGGAACTAGAGCATTCTCTGGCCTCAGTGTCAAAATGGGAGTCAGTTTGGGAAAAAGCCTTTCTTGGTGAAGAGAAGAAGACCACAGAAGAAACACTCGACTATGTCCGTTTAATGACAAACACCGAAGACATTAATTCGGACATTTTTGACAGGTTTTCCAAAGAGAATTATTCTGAGATTGACACCTATATAAACGCTAAGATGACTGCAACTTGGTTTTCAGATGCACCAAGTGGACCCAAAAACAAAAATGTGTTAACTGCTGAATTGATTTATTATTGGCTGGTTGAGTTCAACATCCCATTCGAATGTGAGCATTGGCACCTAAACAAATTATTCACACTCATAAAGGTATGCAATGTTCAAAACTCTAAGCCTAAGAAAATGGGTCAAGGTGAAGCAGCACAAAGAAACCGCGAATTAAATGCCCGGCGAAAAGAAGAGCTTGGGACGACAGGATAGGGAGGAATATCTGTGACCACTCTCACATGGAACGATACAATAGAGAAACGATATGAGACTGGCGTTCGTCGCGGTGTCTTCTACCCAAAAAGTGGTTTAGCAGAGGTCTGGGACGGACTTGTCTCTGTAGTAGAAGGGTTTGTCGGTGGAGAGCAAACACCAAGATACTACGATGGTGTCAAGTACATTGACCTCCAGACATCTCGCAATTACAAAGCGAATCTGGTTACCTTTTCGACGCCTCCGAGCTTTGGTCCGTGTCTTGGAGACGTTTCTGCACGCCCCGGGTTCATCATCACACGTCAGCCAAAAACCATATTTGACTTCTCATACCAGACGTTGATTGGCGACGATATTGGGTATAAAATTCATCTGATCTACAACGCCTCTGTGGTTCCTGGGTCAAAGAGTTACGCGTCTCTAAGCGATACTCCTTCTGCCCCCACAATGGATTGGACGATTAACGCAGTCCCTATATTTAGTGAAATCCACAAACCTTCTGCTCATTTCATTGTGGACTCCACAAAGGTAGATCCGTATGTAATGGTCGACTTTGAGGGGTTGCTTTATGGGTCGGACACCAAGACACCAGAGATGTTTAACCCAACCGAGATTGCATCCATTCTTGGCAATGTGATCACAGAACCACTTTCTGAACCAGTCTAGGAGGCTGCAATGGCTTTGCCAAATGTAAATACAGGCGACCCACACGTCGCAGCACATAATGCGGAACGTGGTGCGATTAACGCAATTGAAGCCCGGTATCTCCAGGGTATGGGATCTCCCGAAGGCGTTGTCACAGCTCTATCCTGAGTATTATATTCTGACTCAGAAACAACAAATGGTGCAGCGTTGTGGCGCAAGGCCACCGGAACCGGAAACACAGGTTGGAAAGTGGTCGATGGCGATACTGGGGCACGTGATGTCGAATCACTACTCGTCAACGGCTGGACACGTCGGTCGTATGGCATATACCTGGGGAGAGTTGGTAGCAGGGTCACTCTCGATGCCTACCTGGGTTTGACCACAGTCACCGATTCGATAATGCTCACATTGCCTGTCGGATTCCACCCATCTGGGTGGCGCTACGGCACGGTCACTAGAACGGGATCAAACGGAACGACCGCGGCTCTCGTCAACTTCAACGGTCTCCTCTACGTCCCCTACTACGCCGCGATAGGCGGAAGTGGGGCGTTCTTGCATGTCGACTACGAGACGTCCGACCCGTGGCCCACCACGCTCCCGGGGGCTCCAGGCTGACCTTTCCACCCCCTATCTAAGTCTATAAAACAATCATCACAAAAAAAAGAAAGGACACTCGCATGACAAAACTGCAATGGAACCAGGTCGGCGAGAGGTTCTATGAGGCCGGGATTGATCGAGGTGTTCTATATTTGACAAATGGTAGTGGGGTCGCTTGGAGTGGTCTGACAGAGATGTCCGAGGCCCCGAGCAGCGGTCCATCAACACCGATATATTTCGATGGTCAAAAGCGCAGAGACCTAGACTCTCTTGGCGACTTCGCAGCTACACTAAGCGCAATCACTTTCCCAGATGAATTCCTAGAATTTGATGGCTTCGGGGATCTTGGTGACGGCATGTTTGTTGACGATCAGTATGTCTCTACGTTTGGCCTTTCTTATAGAACAAAGATAGCAAACGATTCTGATGGCACGGACTATGGCTATAAGATCCATATTCTATACAATCTAACTGCCTCGCCAGATGAGAAAACATACCAAACGCTATCGTCTGTATCTAAACCGACGCAGTTTGCTTGGAAAGTAGACGCAAAGCCAGAAAGTCTCCCAAACTATAGACCAACAGCCCACGTTATAATTGACTCAACGAAGATCCATCCAGAACTTCTTTCAGATATTGAGGTAGTGCTTTACGGTAATGACTCGACAGAGCCATTCTTGCCACCGCTGTCTGATTTTTATTCGTTTATTGTCGAGTGGTCGCTTATGACCATAATTGACAATGGAGACGGAACGTGGACAGCAGAGGGCCCAGACTACATGGTTTACTTCACAGACGCAACCACCTTTGAGATAAACTCTGAAACGGTTACATATTTAGATGCAGATACATACACGGTCGAAAACTATTCGCCCTAAGGAGGAACAATGGGAATAGCCACTGGTTTTACGGCAGCAAGAATGCTTATCATGGAAGCTGCGACAATCGTCTCCGGAGAAATCTTGGGTAACGATCTAATTTTGGAAAAGCACGACGGCACCACCGTAAACGCAGGAAATGTTCGTGGACCAAAGGGTGACGACGGAATGGCAGGAACGCCTTTGGATTCGTATCCTATAGGGGCAGTTTACACATCTACAGTCTCAACTCACCCCAGTGTATTATTTGGAGGAACCTGGGTGAAATATGCCGAGGGTAGAATGATAATCGGCATAGATACCAGTCAGATTGAATTTGATACGGTTAATGAAACTGGTGGTTCAAAAACCAAAACTATTAGTGAAAGCAATATGCCATCACATAACCACAGCATGGCACACGATCACAGTATGGTTATGACCTACAATTTAGCTGGCACACAAAGCGGAACTGGTGCGAATAGATTGACAGGTGTCGTTTACGGAGACGGAGCTGATATTGATAGGTATGGCACCACTGGTGCATCAAGCAATGCCAATACGGGGTCTAAAGGTTCCGATAGCCCTATGAATATTCTAAACCCGTTCGTAGTTTCTTACATGTGGACGAGAACGGCTTAAATTCTAAGGAGCGTCATGTTCGGCTTAGACTCAAAAGGTTCGTTCAAAAACGCTGAAAAATTCTTGCGAAACTTATCCGATGGTCGCATATTTGATCTTCTCGAAAGTTATGGTGATATCGGTGTTCGTGCGTTGGACGAAAGCACGCCAGAAGATACCGGATTGACTGCAGATGCCTGGCAGTTTGAGGTAACACGAGACGAAGATATTTATAAAATAACCTGGTATAACACACACTTGATCAATGGTACACCACTGGTCATTTTGCTACAATACGGACACGGAACGGGAACCGGTGGCTATGTAGAAGGCCGAGATTACATAAATCCGGCAATGCGACCTATATTTGATCAGATTTTAGATGACGTACGGAAGGCGGTGACCATAACATGAGTAGTATTGACAACCCAGTTGTTTCGATGACTTTCGATAACACAAAATTTGAAAAAGCCGTTAAGCAAACTATGGATACACTTGACGCTTTAACTAAGAGAATCGATGTGTCTGCTAAAAACAACAGTCTTGACGAGCTAAGCAAATCCACTAAAAACTTCTCGTTCGAAGGTATGGCTTCCGGCCTAGAGAATATCTCATCTAAATTTTCACTTATGGGTGCGATTGGGTTTTCTGTTATTCAGAGCTTAACTCAAAGTGTTTTGGGGTTTGCAAAGAAAACCGCAGGAGCATTAATCGCTCCGCTAGTCGGTGGCGGTAAAAAACGTGCCTTGGCTATTGAGCAAGCTAAGTTTCAGTTTGAGGGTCTTGGGCTAGATGTCGCCGACACGATGGCCAGTGCTTTAGCCGCGGTAAAAGGCACCGCGTTTGGTCTAGATGAGGCAGCTACTGCCGCAGCATCACTAGGAGCTTCGCAAGTCAAGGTTGGCGAAGAGATGACTAGTGTCCTTCGGGGGATTGCAGGTGTGGCCGCTCTTACAGGAAGTAGTTTCAGCGACATCGCTGATGTCTTTCAAAAGGTTGCGGGTCAAGGGCGTCTAATGGGTGACGATCTTAACCGATTGGCATCTAGAGGCGTTAACGCGGCGGCAATACTCGCAAAGTCTATGGGGACAACTGAAGCAGCAGTTAGAGAGATGGTTTCCGACGGGGAGATTTCGTTTAAGATCTTCTCCGAAGCAATGAATGAGTCTTTCGGCGAACACGCGACAAAAGCTAACGAAACCTACACAGGTTCCTTGGCTAACATGAAAGCGGCACTGTCCCGCATTGGTGCTTCGGTTGCAACTCCGTCATACGAAGCATTTAGAAAAGTGTTCAACGCGATGATTCCAGTAATCGATGCCGTTGCTGATGCACTGGCCCCAACAATTGATGCATTTAAGGTTTTGTCAGTAATTGTTAGTAACCATCTTGTAAAAGCACTAGAGAGCATCAAAATAGGAGTTTCTGTAGGGTATGATCTAAAGCGGACTTTCTTAGGTGTAGTCGCCCTATTTGATATTGGTTGGCAGGTCATCAAGGGTTTTGCAGGAGTCTTCAAATCACTATTCGATATAATTTTCAAGGGGAGTGGGGGTTTCCTTAGCTTTACCGGAGACTTTGGTGACTTCCTAGTCGATCTAAATGAGGCCATCAAGAATGGCGACGGATTGACATCTTTCTTCTCAACCTTAACCAAAGTTTTGACTTCACCAACAGAACTTTTAAAGGCCCTTGCCATTACACTTGGTCGCGTTCTTGGTGGATTCTCTGACGTGAACGCAGAAATCGGAGATACAACTACAAAATTCTCTGCCTTATCGACGGTTACCGACATAATTACAGGAGCTTTTAATCGTCTTGGCGATGGTGTTAGAAAAGTTTGGGACTTCCTTGCTCCAATCGGAGAAAAAATTGGTAGCGTATTTTCAAGCATTGGTAGTGGGATAAGTTCTGCTTTTGAAAACGTTGACTATGCTTCGGTTTTAGATACCGTTAACACGGCCCTATTGGGTGGCCTATTGATCCTTGTCAAAAACTTCCTTGCAAAGGGACTTGGCGGCGCGATTGGCGGCAGCCTATACAGCTCGCTAAGAGGCGTGTTCTTTGGTTTATCACAAAACTTGAAGGTTCTTCAAGCGACTGTAAAGGTCAGCTTACTCATGCAGATTGCAGTCGCACTAGCGATTCTAACTGTGTCTGTTATCGCACTCGCTGCAGTAGATTCTAAAAAACTAACCACTGCGCTAGGTGCAATGACGGTAATGTTTGCTCAATTTGGTATAGCCATGAAAGGTTTACTTAGTATCTCTCAGGGCCAAGATATTCCAAAACTCATTGGTCTTGCAACTGCAATGGTTCTGGTAGCTTATGCCATTGGTATTCTTTCTGTAGCAGTAAAGATACTGGCAACTATGTCTTGGGCAGAAATGACTCGAGGCTTAACTGGCATAGTGGGGTTAATGGCTTCTTTAGCCGCAATGTCTAAACTAATGACAGGTGCTACGCCAAGTTTGATTGCTATGGGACTTGCCATGATTCCCCTTGGTGCTGGTTTGACTTTGATGGCAGGAGCGATAAAGATATTTGGAAACATGGATTGGGACGAGCTTAGTTTGGGACTGGCTGGGCTTGCTGGGGCTTTGCTTGTTATTGCCGCAGCCATGCGGTTAATGCCACTGACCTTACCAATCACAGCAGCTGGACTCGTTCTGGTTGGGGTCGGAATAACCGCAATTGCTGGAGCAATAAAGATATTTGCTAGTATGGATGGTAAGTCTATAGGTAAGGGTCTATATACAATGGCAGCGGCCTTAGTAACTATAGCAGCCGCAATGAATTTCATGCCATTAACTCTACCAATCACTGCGGCTGGGTTAGTCTTAGTCGGGATAGCTCTAGGAACCATATCTGTGGCTATTCTTGCATTTAGTAGCATGAGTTGGGAAGAAATAGGCCGGGGTCTCGCAACTCTTGCTGGGTCGCTTACTATTCTAGCAGGCGGTTTATATCTTATGACAGGAACCCTGGCAGGGGCAGCAGCTCTTGTGGTAGCCACAGTAGCACTAACGGCGTTGGTTCCGGTTTTAATTGCTTTAGGATCAATGTCTTGGGCATCAATCGGAAAAGGATTGGCGACCATTGCCGCAGTGTTTCTTGTTCTGGGCGCAGCTGCACTGATCTTGACTCCAGTGGTTCCTGTAATTCTTGCATTAAGTTTAGCCATACTCGCAATTGGTGTTGCTATGGGTCTAGCTGGAATTGGCATTGCCGCATTCATTGCTGCGTTTACCGCATTCATTGCTGTGAGTGCTGCTGGAATGACGCTTGTTGGAGCAATTATAGAAAAAGTCATTTCA